GGAGAATTGAATAATGTCAGTTTCCAAGTTCAGATTTGTATCCCCCGGTGTGTTCGTCAATGAAATAGACAACTCACAATTACCAAGATTACCAGAAGATATGGGACCAGTTATCATTGGTCGCTCTCTTCGTGGTCCAATGATGCGTCCAGTACGTATTCAAAGCTTCTCCGATTTCGTAGATGTTTTCGGTGAACCAGTTGCCGGTGGTGTTGGTGGTGATGTTTGGAGAGATGGAAATCGCTTGACACCTACTTACGCAGCCTATGCAGCACAAGCATATTTGAAAAATTCTTCTCCTATCACATTCGTTCGTTTGGGTGGGTTTCAATATCGTGGCGTTTCCGCTACAACAGCAGCAAAAGCAGGTTGGGAAGTGGGCACAACATACGGTTTATTCGTTGCAACTGCCGTTTCAGAAAGTGGCGGTTGGAAAGTCACTGGCAGCGCTCCTTTGGCTGCAATGATTTATGCTTCTGGTTCATTAGGCTTAGTTGGTAAGAGCTTAACAGGCTCTGTAGATGACGTATTTAATAAAGAAGCAACTTGGGTACGTGTTGATGGTGCAAATTTAGAATCAAGAATTATTGCCAACGGCGTAACCTCAAGTTTCAACTTAAACGAAGATTCTAAGAAATATATTAGAAATATATTAAACGTAAATCCAACCGCTTATGACACTAAGAAATATTTCCTTGGTGAATCATTCGCTTCATTTGTTGAAGCAAAAGGCATTTCTTTAAATTCAACCGGCAGTGCAGCAATCTTGTTAAAACTAGCTGGTTATCAAAACTTTAAGCAAGAAGCACAAGATGCGGCAACAGGTTATATCGTAGCACAACACTTAGGAGTAACAAGCTCATATACTCCTAATGCCAGTGGTTCTTACACAGAATTACAGCAATTATTTAGATTCGTTGGCTTAACAGAAGGTGAATGGAATAGCCAAAACTTAAAGATTTCTATTGAAGATATTAAATTACCAGCAAACTCTTATGTTAAATACGGTACGTTCACTGTATCTGTAAGAAAAGCAGCTGATAACGACGTTCAACCACAATACGTTGAAAGATTTACTGGTTTGAATCTCGACCCTTCTAGTGAAAACTATATCGCCAAGAGAATTGGTGATAAATATACAGAATGGGATTATGACAAAGCATCATATATTGAATATGGTACTTATGATAATAACTCTAAATTTATTAGAGTAGAAATGAATACAGATGTAGACGATGCTAAAATCGACCCCGGTTTATTACCATTTGGTTATTATGGTCCAGTAATGTATGCAGACCTAACATTGTCTGGTTCTGGCACTTCTGGAACAGCAGCCTCTGCTCAACTAGCAGGTAACAATATTACTGGCGCTTATATCTATTCAGCAAGCTTCTTAATGCCACAAATTCCATTATTGGATAGCAAGGCAAATTCTCCTGTTTCTTCATTGTCAGCAGTATATTGGGGCGTAAAATCAACTGTTGATGCAACCAAGACTATTAATGCAGATTACCCAGATTTTGTTAGAGCAACACCAGCAACATTTACTGCAACTAAATATCAATACATGTTCTCACTTGATGATGTAAGTGCATCAGTAAGTAATGGAGCAATAGTAGAATCAGGCGGTGCATCATGGGCACAAGGCAATAGACTTGCGGGCACATCTGTTACAGCAAATAACACAATCGACGTATTATTAAGCAAGTTTGACCAATTCACAGTACCAATGTACGGTGGTTTTGATGGTGTAGATATTACTGACCGTGACCCGTTCGCAAACTCTGTATTAACTGGTGACCAAAATACCAATTATGCTTATAACAGCGTTAAGGTAGCAATCGAAAGCATTGCAGACCCAGAAGTAGTAGAAATGAACCTTGCATGTATGCCCGGTATTACCGTATCTGGCTTGAACGGTCAATTAATTGAAAAGTGCGAACTTCGTGGTGATGCATTAGCAATCGTAGATTTAGATGGCGATTATGACCCAGAAACAAGAGCAAAGCCAAATGTAGATACTGTAATTAATGAAGCAAAAGATAACTATGCAAACACAAGCTATGGTTGCACATTCTTCCCATGGGTATTGGTAAAAGATACCATCAATAACAATAAGTTATGGGTTCCACCGTCTGTTGTAGCATTAGGTACTTTCTCTTCTTCACAAAAGAAGACAGAATTATGGTTTGCTCCAGCAGGATTTAACCGTGGTGGCTTGACAGACGGCGCAGCAGGTTTGCCAGTTCTTCAAACAGCATTACGCTTGAATTCTAAGGACCGTGATGCTCTTTACGAAGCTAACATTAATCCAATTGCTACATTCCCAGCAGAAGGAATTGTAATCTTTGGTCAAAAGACTCTACAAGTAACTCCATCAGCACTTGACCGTATCAACGTTCGTCGTTTGATGATTTACTTGAAGAAAGAAGTTAGCCGTATGGCAAGCACAGTATTGTTTGACCCAAACGTAGAAGTAACTTGGAAGCGCTTCTTGAACCAAGCAGAACCATTCCTTGCAAGCGTTCAATCACGTTTTGGTCTTTCTGAATATCGTGTTATCTTGGACAACACAACAACTACACCAGACTTGGTAGATAGAAATATCGTATATGCCAAGATTTTATTGAAACCAACCCGTGCAATCGAATTTATCGCACTTGACTTCGTAATCACAAATACTGGTGCAAGTTTCGCAGATTAAAGTAAATAATTAAGTTGCCTACTATATAATAATGGTAGGCAACGTTTAGGAGAATAAATACATGGCATTTTGGAGCGCAGTAGGTACAGAGCCTAAAAGAGCACACAGATGGGTTGTAACTTTCCCAGCAGCTGGTGTAAATTTGCAACAAATTTCTTATGCTTTAAAGAAGGTTGATAAACCAAAAGCAAAGATTGGTGAAGTTCCGCACAAATACTTAAATCATACTTTTTACTATCCCGGTCGTTTGGAATGGGAAGCAGTAAATATGACTTTTGCCTCTGTTACTCAAGTAGACGCTAACCAACTTGTTAATGACGTATTGTTGGCAGCTGGCTACGGCGTACCACAAAATGCAGGAACATCCGTAGAACAACGTGCAACAATCGGCAAAAATAAATTTGCTGGTGCATTAGGTAGAAAAATTTATATTCAACAAGTTGACGCAGACGGCGAAAAAATTGAAGAATGGGAATTAAATAATCCTTTCTTCACTAGCGTACAATTTGGTGCATTAGATTATAGCAGCGAAGAAATCGTAGAAATTTCATGCACTGTAAGATATGATTGGGCAAAGCTAAACACTCCGATATTAACAACTGAAGAACCAGAAATTCCCACAGCAGGAAGCCCCGGTATTCCATAGTAGCTTTTATTTAACGTTTTATATACCACCATTATGGCATTTTGGTCAAACCCAAACTTAAGAGAACCATTACGCCAAAATAGGTGGTATATTACTTTTGGTGATAATTTAATTGAGCAATACGTTTTTGCCCTAAAAGAGTGTTCTAAGCCCGAATATAAAATTGAAACAACTTCTCATGTTCTTTTAAACCACACTTTTAATTATCCAAAAAATCTCGTTTGGCAACCAATTACAATTAAGATGGTTTCTGCAAGAGATAAAGCAAATAATTT